TGGTTATAACGAGGAACACGATTTCGTAGTAATCAGTAAATCTGGAATGATTGGAGATGTATATGAAATACAAGGTTTAAAAATAGCACTCCCTAAAATACCTAAAGAAGTAAAAAAATTTGAAACAGGAAGATGGGAACGAACTCCATTACCTAAAGTTTTAAGTAAAATCAAAAGTGTGTTTGAATGGGATAAATACCCTGAAGATTTTAAAGAAAAGTGGTATGATTTTATTGACGGAGAATTTACTAAACGCGAAGAAGGTTTTTGGTTTTATAATCAAGGTAAACCTATTTATCTTACTGGCACTCACTATATGTACCTGCAGTGGAGTAAAATTGATGTTGGGCCACCAGATTTTAGAGAAGCCAATAGATTATTCTTCATATTCTGGGAAGCTTGCAAAGCAGACATCCGATGCTATGGAATGTGTTACCTTAAAAACCGTAGATCTGGATTCTCTTTCATGGCCTCAGGAGAGGTTGTAAACTTAGCTACTATATCAAGTGATTCCAGATATGGAATATTATCTAAAACTGGACCTGATGCTAAAACGATGTTTACTGATAAGGTTGTTCCTATATCAGTTAATTATCCATTCTTTTTTAAACCGATTCAAGATGGTATGGATCGACCTAAAACGGAATTAGCATACAGAGTACCAGCTTCTAAATTTACTAGAAGAAAGATTATAACAGGTGAAGTAGCAGAAGAACTCCAAGGTCTTGATACTACTATAGATTGGAAAAATACTGGCGATAACAGCTATGATGGTGAAAAACTGAAACTATTAGTACATGATGAAAGTGGTAAATGGGAGAGACCTAACAATATTTTAAATAATTGGAGGGTTACTAAAACGTGTTTAAGATTAGGATCTAGAATTATTGGAAAATGTATGATGGGTAGTACTTCAAACGCCCTAGATAAAGGTGGTAACAATTTTAAAAAACTATATGAAAGCTCAGATGTTACAAAACGAAACGCCAATGGACAGACTCGCTCAGGATTATATAGTTTGTTCATACCTATGGAATGGAACTACGAGGGATACATTAACGCTCATGGCATACCTGTATTCGAAACACCCAAAAGTCCCGATGAAGATCCCCACGGACAAAAAATTAAAATTGGAGTATTAGATTATTGGAAAAACGAGGTAGAAGGTTTAAGTGAAGATCAAGATGCTTTAAATGAATTTTATAGACAATTCCCTCGTACAACTAAGCATGCGTTTAGAGATGAATCTAAAAACTCTTTGTTTAATTTAACTAAATTATATCAACAAATTGATTGGAACGCTGATATAAAAAACAGTCATGTTGTAACGCAAGGTTCTTTTCAATGGATTGGAGGAATAAAAGATACAGAGGTGGTATTTGTACCAAATAAAAATGGTAGATTTTTTGTTTCTTGGGTTCCACCTAAAAGATTACAAAATAATATTATAATAAAATTAGGTAAAAAATATCCAGCTAATGGAACTTTAGGTGCTTTCGGTTGTGATAGTTATGATATATCAGGTACAGTAGATGGAAGAGGATCTAATGGGTCTTTACATGGTTTAACTAAGTTTAGTATGGAAGATATACCTCCTAATCATTTCTTTTTAGAATATATAGCTAGACCGCAAACGGCAGAAATATTTTTTGAAGATGTGCTTATGGCTTGTATATTTTATGGGATGCCAATATTAGCAGAAAACAATAAACCACGACTTTTATATCACTTTAAACGAAGAGGATATAGAGGTTTTGCAATGAATAGACCTGATAAAATTTATAATAAATTATCCGTAACAGAAAGAGAAATAGGTGGTATACCTAATTCAAGTGAAGATATTAAACAAGCTCATGCCGCGGCAATAGAAAGTTATATTGAAGATTATGTTGGGTTAAAAGAAAATAATACATATGGTGATATGTATCACCAACGAACTCTTGACGATTGGGCTAAATTTAATATTAACAATAGAACTACACATGATGCCTCTATTAGTTCAGGATTAGCTATTATGGCTTGTAATAAGAACAAGTATCGTCCTGTGCCTAAATTGCTTATAGAACAAGTAGATTTAGGAATAAAAAAATTCGATAATAGTGGAACAGTATCAAAAATTATACAATAAATGAAAGTAAATTATAATACTAATAGCATTTTTCCTAGCCAAGTAGTTAGTGATGAAGAGAAAGATAGCTGGGAATATGGCGCAGAAGTAGCTCGCGCTATAGAACAAGAGTGGTTTTCTCAAGGTCGAACTAATGGAAATAGATTTTTAACTACATGGAATAATTATAATTACTTAAGATTATACGCTCGTGGAGAACAATCCATACAAAAATATAAAGACGAGTTATCTATTAATGGAGATTTATCTTATCTTAATTTAGATTGGAAACCTGTTCCTATTATATCTAAATTTGTTGATATTTTAGTAAATGGGATTTCTAATAAAGACTATGATATATCTGCTTTTGCTCAAGATCCCCAATCTTTAAATAAAAGAACTGATTACGCTCAATCTATTGCTACCGATATGTTTGCAAGAGATATAATTGACCAAGCTAAAGCAAAATTAGGAATAAATTTAGCACAAACTAGTATTCCAGAAGATAATTTACCTCAAACTGCAGAAGAATTAGAATTACACATGCAGTTAAGTTATAAGCAAAATATAGAAGTTGCAGAAGAAGAAGCGATAAACCAAATATTAGATAAAAACAAATGGGATTTAGTTAAAAGAAGGATTAATTACGATCTTGTTACTTGTGGAATTGGTGTTTGTAAAACAAACTTTAATACTTCTAATGGAATTAAAGTAGAGTATGTTGATCCAGCTCATCTGATATATTCTTATACAGAAGATCCAAATTTTGAAGATATATATTATATAGGAGAAGTAAAATCTCTTACTATTCCTGAATTAAAAAAACAATTTCCAGATATTCCAGAACTTCAATTAGAAAAAATCCAAGAAACCAAGGGTAATAGAAATTATATTTATGGATATGGAGATTATGATCAAAATACAGTACAAATATTATATTTTGAATATAAAACTTATAGAAACCAAGTTTTTAAAATAAAGAAAACTGAGAATGGTTTAGAAAAAGCATTAGAAAAACCCGACTCTTTTAATCCACCTAGTAGTGAACATTTCGAGAGAGTAAGTAGAAGTATTGAAGTATTATATACAGGAGTAAAAGTTTTAGGAACAGATACAATGATTAATTGGGAGTTAGCTAAAAACATGACGAGACCTATGGCTGATACTACAAAAGTAGAAATGAATTATGCTTTATGTGCTCCTAGAATGTATAAAGGAAGGATAGAATCAATTGTAAGTAGAATAACTGGTTTTGCTGATATGATACAGTTAACTCATTTAAAACTTCAACAAGTATTATCCAGAATGGTTCCAGATGGAGTATTCTTAGATATGGACGGTTTAGCTGAAGTCGATTTAGGTAATGGTACTAATTATAATCCAGCTGAAGCATTAAACATGTATTTCCAAACTGGTTCTGTTGTAGGTAGATCATTAACTCAAGATGGAGAATTAAATAGAGGAAAAATTCCTGTTCAAGAATTAACCTCTTCAGCAGGACAAGCTAAGATTCAAGCGTTAATCCAGACTTATAATTATTATGTTCAAATGATAAGAGATGTTACCGGATTAAATGAAGCAAGAGATGGGACGTTAGCGGATAAAGATACCTTAGTTGGTTTACAAAAAATAGCAGCCCAACAATCTAATATTGCTACTAAACATATAAACAATGCTAGTTTGTATATTACGCTAAGGGTTTGTGAAAATATTTCTAAAAAAATTGCTGATGTATTAGAATATCCTTTAACAGCTAATGCATTAAAAGAAAGTATTTCGTTGTTTAATGTAGAAACATTACAAGAAATTAATAATTTAAATTTATTTGATTTTGGTATTTTCTTAGAACTAGAACCAGATGAAGAAGAAAAACAACAATTAGAACAAAATATTCAAGTTGCTTTACAATCAGGAGGAATTGATTTAGAAGACGCAATAGATATTAGAGAAATTCGTAATCTTAAATTAGCTAATCAACTGCTTAAGCAAAAACGTAACAGAAAAGTTCAAAGAGAACAACAACAACAACAGGCTAATATTCAAGCACAATCTCAAGCCAATGCTGAAGCTCAACAGGTAGCTGCCCAGGCTGAAGTGCAAAAACAACAAGTAATAACTCAAAGTAATTTAGAATTAGAACAAGGAAAATCTCAATTTGAAATTGAACGTATGCGAACGGAAGCTCAAATTAAAAGAGAATTAATGGCAGAAGAATTTAATTACCAAGTTCAATTAGAACAATTGAAAATGCAAGCTGAATCACAGAAAGAAGGCCAAATTGAAGATAGAAAAGATAAAAGAGTAAAATTACAAGGAACACAGCAAAGTCAAATGATAGATCAAAGAAAACATGATCTTATGCCTATTGATTTTGAAAAAGAAAATACTACTCCTAGCTTAGGATTGTAGTAATATTAATAACTATTTAATTATATTTTATGGCAAAAGATGCAAAAAACGTCGCAGTAGACGTAAAACAAGAAGGTGACTTTAAAATAAAGTCTAAACCTAAAAAACCTAAACAATTAGTTACAAAAGACAAAGAAGTAACTAAAATAGATTTTACCAAACCTGAAGCTCAAGGAGATATAGATCCCGCTGTAGTTAAGGTAGATTTAACACAAACAAAAAAAGAAGATGCCGTTCAAACACAAGAGACAAATGTGGGCGATGTTATTGTCGAAAAGCAAGAAGACACGCCAGACAGCAAAGAAGTGGCTGAAACTGTACGGGACACCGAAGAAAAAGTAACTCCTAAGGTTGTTGAAATAATTGAAGAAGTAACAGACCAAC